GGCGCTGTCGGTGGTACTCGCCGCGGTACTTTGCCGTTCCATCCACTTGGCCAAGGTGGCCAGCGGGGAGAGCTTCTAACATGGGCAATCACGCCAAAGACTTCGAAAAGCGCAAAGCCTCGGCCATGGAGACGGCGCGCTGGCTTTTGCCCGTGCTGCATCGGGCAATCGATTTTGGCCAGGAACGCGTCGACGTTTCTGTCAAGGATCTGAAAGAGGTTCTGTCTTACCTCGAGGCGACCGAATACCGTGAAAAGGTGGAGTTTGCCGGCCTTCACCTGGGCTACGCGGATCCCATGATGGTCCGTGACCTACTGACCCGCCAGCGGGCGTCAATCCCCACGCTGTTCAAGACCAGCCCGCGCTATTCCCTGGAGGTGTTCTATTTGCACATGGAGCCAACGCCCCACCAGATCGAGCGCCGCAAGGCGTTTATGGAGCGGATTGGCATCATCGAGTAGTTGACTACGCAAATGCGCAAATGCAAGAATGCTTTCGACCGCAACACCTGGAGTTTGACCGATGAACAAAACAGTAAACGTGCGCGCCTCGTCCTGGGGAATGCTGTTCGATTGCGCCTACCGTTGGGAAGGCGTCACCCTTCTGAAAATCCGCAGCCCCAGCAGCCCCCGCGCCTTGCTGGGTTCCGCTATTCACGCCAGCACCGCAGCGTTTGACGTTGGCCGCATGAACGGCGCCGCCGTGAGCGCCTACGATGCGTCGGAACTGCTGGTGAACGTCTTGCGTAACCCAGCCGAGGACGTGAACTGGAAAGGCAGCGACATCACGCTGGCCCAGGCCGAAGCCATCGGCCTCAAGCTTCATTCGATGTACTGTAAAGACTGGTCGCCGAAGTTCGATTTTGCGGCCATTGAGTTGCAGGTAAAGCCTATGCCGCTCGATGTTGGCGGCGGCCTAACCCTGGTGCTGACCGGTACGCTTGACCGGGCCCGGTTCTTCAACGGCCGGCGCGGGATTGGTATGGCTGACGTGAAGTCGGGTGGCGCCTCGGTATCCAATGGCGTGGCCAAGACCAAGGGCCACTCTGCACAAATCGGCACCTACGAAATTCTCTATGAGTACACCACCGGCAACGCCATCACCGAGGATGCCGAAATCATCGGCATGAAGACTCGAGGCAAACCGGAAATTGCCATGGGCACGCTGGCGGGCGCTCGTGAGCGCATGCTGGGTAACGAGAATTTCAAGGGCCTGATTCAGATCGGCGGCGACATGATCAGGGCCGGCCTGTTTCCGCCAAACCCTTCCTCCCACATCTGCGCCAAGGCATATTGCCCGCGCTGGAACTCTTGCCCCTACCACGAGTGATAAACCCATGAGCGAATCCCAAACCCAAACCCTGGCACAGCTGCAAACCAGCGCCGTGGCCAAACCCGTCAATGCCGAACCGATGTCGTTCCTTACGAGCGGCGGCTTTGATCAGCTGTTACGCGTGGCCAATATGCTTTCCAGCTCCACCATGGTCCCGGTGGCGTATCGCAAGATTAAGGAAGTCAAAGAATATGGCCAGGTAACCGGCTGGGAGGATAACCCCGCAGCGTTGGCCAACTGCGCCGTAGCGCTGAACATGGCCCAGCGTATGAACGCTGACCCGCTGATGATCATGCAAAACCTTCACATCATCGAGGGTCGTCCGTCCTGGTCCACCCCGTTCATCATCGCGTCTATCAACAACTGCGGCCGATACCACTCCCTCGACTATGAGTTGAGCGAAGCCAGCGAACCGGTGGTGGTTGAATACACCGTGACCGAATGGGTCAAGGCGGCAGGGGCCAGCAAGAAAACGCCGCAGGAAGTAAAAAAACAGGTCACCGTGCGTCACCAGACCTGCAAGGCGTTCACCACCGAAAAATCCACCGGCAAGCGTCTGGAGTCGCCGCTTATCTCGATCCAAATGGCCATTGATGAAGGCTGGCTGACCAAGAAGGGCAGCAAGTGGCAGACCATGCCCGAGCTGATGTTGCGCTATCGCTGTGCCAGTTTCTGCGGGCGCCTGTACGCGCCGGAACTGCTGATGGGTCTGCCGTCTGCCGAGGAATCCGAGGACATTCCAGCCGTTCAACAGCCCGATGGAACCTACGCGGTGAACGTCCAGGACTTGCAGGCAGCGCAGGCCCAGGCCCAGGCCCAGTTGACGGCCGAGCCGACCAAGGCAAAGCGCACACCGAAGGCCGACAAAGCCAAGCCTGAAACCGTTGATAAGGGTACCGGCGAGATCAAAACAGGCAGCGAACCCGAGGTGGTCGACGCCGAGGAACAGGAACCAGACCCGGAACAGCAGGACACCGACCCCGCCGACCAGGTACAGCAGGCCAATACGGCTGACCTGGAAAGCTTCGAGTAACCGCACCACCGCAGCAAAAACCCAAACCATGACCAAAGGGAAAACCGTATGAATCTCGCACAAAAAGCCGTACTGCAAGCAGCCAAAGACGCCGGCCTGTTGCCAATGGAGCAAGCCGCCGAATTCATGCTGCACGATCTGGTGCAGGCCTGTATTGACCAGATGCGCGCCCAAACCAAGGTCTATAACGACCTGGGCCAGCAGCAACAGGACGCGGTAAACGCCAAACTGCAAAGCGACCTCAAGGCCACTGTTTACACTGCTGCAAGTATTCTGGTGGGCGCCGAAGTTATCCAGGTTCCCCTGTTGTTGCAGAAGCTGGACACCGGCAAAGAACTCAAGTTGACCGGCATCATCGCCAGCGACGACCCAGGCCGTTACCAGCTTATGGATATGGCCCACAAAAAGCAGAAGGCAATTATCCTGCTGCACGACATGAACTACTTCCAGGGCCTCGATAACATCCAGTCGGACAAGGATCAAAAGTCACTGCCGCTCGACAGCGCGGCGCCTGAAACCGGGAAGGCCGGCAAGGGCAAAGCAGCCAAGGCCGCCAGCCCAACGTCTGCCAAGGCCCTGGCGTCCAAGCCTATCGAGCTGCCGCCGAAGTTGGTGGCCGATGCCATCGAGTTCGTGAAGCGCAACCAGGTGTGCACTACCCCGGGCCTGCAAAATGGCCTGCAAATCAACACCAAGAAGGCCGAGGCCGTACAGGCCAAGCTGGCCGAGCTGGGGCACATCGCGCTGGATGCCGATGGCGTTTACCAGATCGTCCGCGATAAGCCGACAGCAACTGGCAGCGGCGCTGCTGGCGACAACCTGTCGTTCGAAGGCGATGACGAGCCGAAGGTGGCCAAGGTCCTTACCGACGAGCTTTACGCCGACATCAAGACCAAGGTTGTGTTGGATGGGCGTGTAAGCGTGGGAGCCCTGGCGGTGGCCTTCGACCTGGAAACAGACCTGGTGGAGGAGGCCATTGCACGCCTCGAGGCCGATCAGTACATCACCCCGGAAGATGAGGAAACCGGCGAGCGCAAGGTACTGGTAACCCAGGACTGATCATAGCGGCACCACGGAAAACCCCGGCCTAACCCGCTGGGGTTTTTTATTAAATGCATTTGCGCAATTGCGTAGATACACATAGAATGCATATGCGTAATAACCGAGGCAATACCGATGACCACCACCACCGACGCCAAGAAGAAACGCGGACCAGCTCCAGGACCCAACCCGCAGAAAACCCGCGCCCTGCGCATGGATGACGAGCGCTGGGATTATTTCCGCGAACACCTGGGGGCCGACTGGCTCCGCGCAAAAATCGACCTTGAACGTGCACGCCAAAAACCGACCAAATAGGAATCATAAGCCGTGAAAATATCCCGCCTGGAAATCTCCAACGTTCTTGCAATCTCCCGCGCTGACATCGATTGCCCGACCCCGATCCTTATGGTGGTGGGCAACAACGAGGCCGGCAAATCCTCTTTGGCCGACGCCATCAGCATGGCCATGTTGGGCGTTCCCTCCCGCGTCAAGCACAAAAAAGACCTTGGCCAGCTGCTGCACGATGACTCTAAAAAGGGTCGTGTGACGCTGATCGATGGCGACGAGGTGCTGGGCCAATACCTGCTGCCCAAGGGCGACCACACGGTTGCGGAGATCCCCAACCTTGAATTCTTGCCGTACCTTCTGCGCCCACGGATGTTCGCCGATCTTGATTTGAAAGAACGTCGCGGGTTCCTGTTCAAGTTGACGAAACAGAAAAACAGCATCGAGAAAACGGCCGAAATGATGCTGGCGCGCGGTTGCCGTCCCGACCTCGTTGAAGAAATCAAACCCATGTTGCGTTCGGGATTCCCCGAGGCGAGCAAGGCAGCGGCCGAGCACGCCACGGCGTCCAAGCAACAGTTCAAGGGCCTCACCGGTGATAACTGGGGCTCCATCCAGTCGGCCGAGTGGACAGTTCACATCCCTGACGCCCCGGATATGCCGGACGTTTCGCCAGCGGCTATCGACAAGGAAATTGCCGAATACACCAAGGTGAGCGGATGGCTCGAGGCGGGCATTCTCCACATTGCCAAACTGGAAAATAACGTTGAGCTGGCCAAGACCTTTAACAGCCGCAAGGCCCAGCTGGAGGAATCCGCAGGGCTGCTTAAGCGTGCCCAGGTGAAGTTGGACACCGACCGCGCTTCGCTGGAAGAACTGGAAAACTCTTTCAAGGTCGTGCAGACCAAGTTGGCCGAGGCCCAGGCGGGCGTGGTACCCGTCAAATGCCCGTGCTGCGATGCTGAACTGACGATCAAAGGGCAGACCCTGGAAAAGTTCGCCGGCCTCAAGGCCGACACCAAGGCCACCAGCGACCTTGCCCTGACGCTGACCCAAACCAGAAGCGCCATCGACATGATGAAGCGCACCATCGAAAACGACATTTCAGCAGTCACCACGGCCACCAACGCCGGCAAAGACCTGGCCGCCCACATCGAGGCCGGTGTGCCTGCGGTCAAGGCTGGCGAGATCGAAGCGGCCCAGGAAAAACAGGAAGAATTGCGCGCATTCCTGGCCAAGCAACGTATCAAGGTTGAGGCCATGAAACAGCGCCAGGAACTGCTGGCCACCGCCGACGAAACCAACAACAAGGCGGCCCAGCATCACCTCGATGTACTGGATTGGCTCAAGGTATCCGAGGCCCTGGCGCCCAACGGCATCCCGGCCGATATCCTGGCAACCGCAATCAAGCCGGTAAACGATTCCCTGGCCATCCTGTCGCGCCTTGGTGGCTGGAAAAAGGTCGTGATCGGTGACGACATGGAGCTGACCGCCGCCGGCCGCGTCTATGGCCTGATGAGTGAATCAGCACAGTGGCGCATCGATACGCTGGTTGCCTGCGCTATCGCCCAAATCTCGGGCCTCAAGTTCATCCTTGTAGACCGTTGGGACGTCCTGGACGTGAAGGGTCGCGGCCAGTGTGTGGCGCTGCTGCGGGAGCTTTGCGCCATGGGCGCAATTGATCAGGCCATCATCTGCGGCACGCTGAAAACAAAGCCCAATGATTCCGAGACGATCACCGTTAAATGGTTCGAAAACGGGGCTGTCCTGGACGCATAAGCGCGCCTCTTTTCATGTGGAAAAACACGCAACTGGAGTAACGACCGATGAACGAAAACAAATTCGACCCAAGCACCGTCACTGAAAAGTGCAACAAGGCTATCCAGGATCTTATGGACGTCAGTCAATTTCATACCCCGGCCGATGTTGGCCTCACCCTGTCCAGGTTGATCATGCAGGCCGTGACGGTGCTTGATCAGGTCATGGGGTCCGAATATACGGTTGCCGCCATGATGGCTGTATCTGATCAGATGGCCAGCGGCGAGCCGCAAAGGCACGCCCGTGTAGAAATGATCGAACGCGCAAAACTCAATTAATCGCCGCAGACCTGGAGCCAGACCGATGACCATTGAAATTATGAAAAGGGCTACTCGATTCATCATCTACGACACCGAGACGACCGGGTTCCCTGTGTGGGGTAACCCCAGCGAAGGCGATGACCAGCCGCACCTTACCGACCTTTGCGGGATCCTGTTCAGCAAGGAAGGGGAGGTGATCGACTCCATGGAAGCATTGATTCGGCCGGATGGCTGGGTGATCCCGCAGGACGTCGAGGAACTGACCGGGCTGTCGACAGACTTCCTCACCATCAACGGCATGAACGAGCGTGAGGCCCTGGCTTTGTTCGGACGCCTGAATAAACAGGCTGATGTTCGTGTAGCGCACAACGCCCAGTTTGACGAGCGGATTATGCGTATCGGGATCAGTCGCTACTTCGGTAAGGACGTGGCTAACCGCTTCAAGGAAAAGCCGCTGTATTGCACCGCCAACAGCACAAAGAACATCGTCAAATGTCCGCCTACTGAAAAGATGCTGAACAGCCGTTTCAAGAACACGTTCAAAACGCCAACCATGCAAGAAGCGCTGTCGTTCTTCTTTCCTGGTGAGGTGATTGGCCAGGCCCACCGGGCGCGCCCTGACGCCGAGGCGTGCGCCAAAGTGTTCTTTGCCATGCAGGCCCGTGGTTTCGAATAACGACCCCTACAGCCGGCACCGCCGGCAACTGGAGCAATGACCGATGAGCAAGCAATGCTACATCCCCAAAGTTTTTTCCAAGGCCCATGCCGAACTGATCTACACGATGGATTCCATCATTGATGAGTATCAGCGCCAGGGCTATGACCTGACCGTGCGCCAGCTGTATTACCAGCTCGTAGCCCGTGGCGTGATTGAAAACACGCTCCAGTCCTACAAGCGCGCGGCCAGCATTATCAACGACGCCAAGCTGGCCGGCGAACTCGATTGGGATGCAATCGTGGATCGCACGCGGGAGTTCGTTACCGGCTCCCACTGGACATCCGGCGGCGAGATCATCAGGGCTTGCGCGCGCCAATACGATGAAGATCGTTGGGTTGACCAGGAAAGCCGGGTGTTCGTGATCATCGAGAAAGAGGCGTTGGTGGGCGTCCTCGAGTCGACTTGCCGGAAATATGATGTCCCGATCTTGGCCGCCCGTGGGTACCCGAGCGGCACCGTGTTGCGGGAGTTCGCCAAGGAAATGTTGCTGCCGTGCCTGCGGGCTGGCCAGCTGCCGATTATCCTGCACCTGGGCGACCATGACCCCAGCGGGATCGACATGACCCGCGACCTACAAGAACGCATATCGATGTTCACCGATAATCGCCTGGGCCCGTGGACCGTTGACCGCATTGCTTTATCGATGGATCAAATCGAGGAAGTCAACCCACCAGAAAACCCGGCCAAAACAACCGACTCCAGATACGCCCAGTATCAGCAGGAATACGGCGAATCAAGTTGGGAGCTGGACGCCCTGACACCGCAGTACCTGAACAGCCTGGTTACCAGCCGAATCGAAGCCAATATCGACACCGATATTTGGGACGCACAGAAGGAACGCATCGACTTCATCCGAGACCAGATTGGCGAGCGCGCCGACGAGCAGGAAGCAATCGAGCGGGCCCGCGACGAGCTGGACGACGACCAATAACACCACCACCTGAAACTGGAGTTAGACCGATGGAAATCAAATGGGATAAGGCGCCAGAAGGCGCTACGCATTACTACAAAAATTCGCCCCAGCCTTGGCGCAACTTGTCGGGGCCGGTCTGGCAGTATTACTCCTACGGTGTCTGGCATTCGGCGCCGTCCGGTTCAACCTCTGCACGACTGCTTAAAAGCCTGGGCAAAGAGCTTTTTGCCAAGCCGAACCTTGACCAAATCAACGAGCAAGCCCGTAGCGATGCCATCGACAAACTCGCCGATGAGATCGCCGAATTCCACGGCGTCAGGGGTGCACGCGTCACGCACCAGGATCTCGCCCTGCACCTGTACGAGCTGAACTATCGGCGCTTCGAAATTCTGGACGATGCACCATGAGTTTCATTGCCGAGGTGATGGAGGCGGTCCGCTACACGGAAGCGCAAAACCAACTGATCCTGGCACGCAATATCCCGCTGACTGTCCTGCCCAAGCGCTTCGGAAAGTCAGTGCGGCGCCTGGAACGTCAACGCAAATTACTGATAGAGCTGGAGAACATCGAAAATGAAGCGAGAAATAAACCCGAACATCCGCGCCGCAATGCAGCTGGCACGAGGCCTGGCACGCAACCAGGTGGAGTTTGTACCAATGCCGGTATTGACGACAGATCCCCTCGACCGTCAGAAGCTGGTGGAGCAAAGCAAGGAACGCTTGGCGAAGGTCTGCGGGAAGGCGCCAGAAAGTGAGGGGTAAACTGCAATCCGGGTGCCCTGACCTACCCTACACCTGCGACGTGTGCAACCGGCCGCGAAGCCTCAAAATTCACGCCCGGTGCAGCAAGATCAGGCAGGAACGCCACGCCCAGCAACTGCGGGACGAGGCTTTCGATAACCTGTTGATGTTCGACAAGAAGGAATGAAAAAGGGGCCGCAATGGCCCCTTTCTTTTGCACCTGGTTACAGGCCGCCGAGGCGCGTCAGGTTGTACACCTCGAATTCCCCGATGCCCACATAGTTCCCGGTACCGGCGCCGTTGATCTTCGCGAAGAACGCCAGGGCGGCCAGCGTCTGCGGCTTGAACCGGTAGAACACGCGCTGGGCGGGGATGTTGGCCACCACCGTTTGCATGATCTGCTGTTCCACACCGTCGACCCGCAGCGTCACGAACACCTGTTGAGGCGTGTTACCGGCGTTGGCCTCGATGGCGAACGAAAGGGCCAGCTCGTCGCCGATTGCCCACCCGCTGCTGATGGTCTTGGTCAGATAGGGGTTGCCGGTGGCGGTGGCGCCCGTGAGGCGCGCAAAGTTGCCGATGAACCCAGCAGGTGCGGCCGCGATGGATGGGGTCGCTGTGCCGGCCTGTGACCACCCTGTAGGCACGTTGGCAACGTTGGTACCCATGAGGTTATTACCACCCGACAACGTGTAGCCACCGACGCCCACGGCGTTCGCTCGAGGCCCGAAGGGGGCGGCCTTGTTCGTGCCGTTGATGAAGCCGTTCAAGTCGCCTTTGGCTGTGACAGCGGCCGCGAAGGTCGGGTGAACTCCGTCCGTGGTGTTGGCGCCAATCCACTGGCCGTTGGCGATGTCCAGGACGTTGCGCCACGGGTCATAGATCGACACCCCATACTTGAGGGCCAGCAGGGTCTCGGCGGCAACCATGGTTGTTACGGCGGCAGGCTGGGCGTTTACCGGGGCGCTGGCCAGGATCACCGGGACGATCCCACGGAACAGCAGGCGCTGAATAATCGCTTCCATGTTGGCGCGGTGGTCATCGACAGATACGCCGTTGATTGCGTCGTTCGAACCTTCCATAACCAGGCACACCTCGGTGTTCCATGGCACGCTTTGATCAATGCGGGCCAGCATCATGGCGGTGGTGTTGCCGGCTACGCCGCCATTTGCCAGCCATTGGAGATTGCCGCCGCCCGCGTACAAAGCCTGGTCGGTGAACGAGATCCCGTTAACGCCAGCGATGATCGAGTTGCCCAGGGTTGCGGCACGCAGCGCGGTACCCACCGGGCGGGCCAACAGGCGGCCAGGGAGAGTGTTCAGGCCGTAGCGCGAATCCTCGTTGGCCATGGTGTTGATTTGGCGGTTTGTCAGACCCACCACGTTTGGCTGATTGCCGAGACTGAATGACATTGCGGTAACTCCTATTTGGCTGGGCAGTGGCTTTTGTACAATCGATTGTGGGCGGCTAGTTGTCCCGCCAGTTCATCGGCCATGACTGCCCTGTCGGCCTTGTTGGTGTAAATCGGCTTTACCCAGCTGCACGCGGTGTCAATCGGGACGACTGAATTCTGACAGCTCGCGGTCAATATCAGCGCGGGGAGTAGTAGCAATTTTTTGGTCGACATCTGCACGTTCCTGGACGGCCTGAACGGTCGCCTTTGCCTGGGTTATTTGCTGTTCCTGGTTGGCCTGCTGGGCACCCTCCTTGCGCCCCGTGGACTTGCCGACCTTGTTACCACCGAGGAAACCCAGCAGGGCTACAACGGCGGCGCCGATCAGCGCGATGACTGCGGTAATGCTCATTTGAAACTCCCGAAACGCATGGCGTAGACCAGGCGCACACCCCGGTCTTTCACCTGGCCATACCACGCCGAATCCTTCATTTCATCGGCTGCCCTGGAAAAGTCTTGGATGGCCACGGCCGCCAAGAACTTCTTGAAGCCCGACAGCCGCGATTTGCCCAGGTTGAACGACATATTCACCAGCACTTCCTGGCGCACATCGTTCAGCTTGTCGAAGTTTGGCACCAGTGCGCGGGCATCAGCCTCGGCCATGCGCACATCGTTCGCGTACATCAGGTCAATCTCATCGTCACTGAAACCCCTGTCGGTAAGGTTGCGGCCGATGCCGCCGGAAATTTTGCCCACGGTGTCGGTGTAAATCTTCTTGCTGCGCAGCTCATCGACCTCGAGCTGCTTTTTCAGGCGAGCATCATTCATTGCTCACCCCCGGACACGCTTTTCTGTTTCACCTGGGCCGCCAGGGCGGTGACCAGGGTCAGGCCGATCATGATCAGGCTGTAGGTGACGGGCGACATGTATTGCTGAACGCCTGGCATGAAAGCCTGAACGCTCGACAGCACACCGGCCGCCGCCAGTAACCAGGTGGTCCAGCGCTTGTGCCATTTCTTTGCAGCGGGTACGAGTTCTAAAGCCATGATGAAGCCCTCAAAGTGTGACGCTACCGGTTACGGTTACCGCAGTGTTGCCGCCGTCATCGAGATCGCCGGCCGCCGCAATCGAAATATACGTGTTGTTTTTGATAATGCCGTTTGAGCTGGTGCCATACCGCACACCGCTACCGCCCGCAAACTGCCCCGTGGTGCGCATTACGGTATTGTCCTTGACCGAAAACTTACTGGCTCCCACCAACCAGATGGCGTTCTGCTGTGGGTCGCGCACGGTGTTGTTCGATACCTCGAACTCTTGCACGTCCGTCATTTTGATGTTGCCAGTAACATCGTTACCAATGACGTGCATGTCGCAACCGCTCACACACTCGATGGCCCGAATGGTGGTGGTGATCGCGTTGCCGCTGATGGTCACCGCCATGCACTTGGAGTCAGTCGTAATCGAGATTGCCGAGCCGTCCATGGTGCACCCCACAATCCGGTTTTCGCCCTTGAGACCATAGGGCAGCACAGCATCACCGATCACCGCGAAGTTGTAGGCAATGTTCGGGCCCACGACGCGGGCACTACGGTTGCCGCAGCGCTGGAACGATGTACCGATCACCGAAGACTTGAAGCCCGCCAGGATCGCGCCAGCACTCGAGCAGTCAATAATCGTCCCGCCCACCAGGTTGCAGCGCTGGGTGCCTTCGGGGTCCCACCCAATGTCGCCCACCGATTCGATGTGGTTGTTGCATGCGGTCACGTCGCGGGCGGTGATCAACGAAATACCGGCGAAAATCATGCCCTTGATGGTGTTGTTGCTGAACTCCATGAACTGCGGCGAGTTGCCATAGCCCAGCACCGCCCAGTTCACAATCTGGCCCGGGTTGTTGATGGGCAGCTGGGAAATGGTCAGCGTATCGGTACCGAGAACGGCGCCGATCTTGGTGGGCTTCTGGTACCCGGTGGTGGCGCTCACGTCATGGCCGGCCGCCGCTTCCCACAAGCCGTCAGCCGCGACACCTGGCACTGCCACGGTAACGCTGGAGGGCGACGTGCCCGCCGGGCTCAGGATGGTGTAAGAGCCGGTCTTGTAGTTCCAGCCGTTGTAAGTGACCAGGAAGGAATCGGTGATGTTGCAGGCGATGCCCACCGACCCCCACAAGTCACCCGCAGGCTGTACGCCGGAACCCGCCGCGCCCTTGGTGACCAGGTAACCCTGGATGTCGTTGTTGTTGGCCTTGCAACGGCGGCTGTTGTGGATGAAGTGAATCCCGCACCCATACGCGCCGCTGCGGCCCAGCCGGATGATGTTCGAGGAAATATCAGCGTTGACGGCTAGGCGCGAATAAACCCCACGGCCGGCGCTCACTTCGATGTAGTTGAACTTGACGTCATAGTCGGTGCAGGTATCGAACAGGAACGCGCCGCACCGATCTTCGGGCTTCGCCTGGCGAATCGACAGCCCTTGAATCGACACATTGGTCAGGTTCGAGCCTTCGAACAATGCGGTGTCGTGCAAGCCGCTTGGCAGCACAAAGTCGCCGCTCAATGGCTGGATAATGCCGCCCTTCCCGCGAATGGTGATACCAGACACCAGGGCGATGCGGCGCGCGCGGTAGATCCCGTTGGTGAACTCCAGAATCTTGTTTTCTGCTGCGCACGCGACAATGGCCAGGTTGATTGCGGCGGTGTCATCGGTCACGCCATCAGCCTTGGCGCCATAGTCCTGGGGGCTCGAGTATTGCAACAGCTTGTTGTGCACGGTCGACGCGATGGCGCCGGCCGAAGGCTGCTTGAAGCCCACCAGGTTGTCACCCTTCAACGGGTCGTCGGTGTTCATCAGGTCGCCAATCGAAACGGCGCCACTGTTGCCGGTCAGCAGGAAGTCAGCAACGTAGAACACCCGGCGGTGCTTCTTGTCCTCCACCAACACGCTGTAATTGCCGTTGATGTACAGGAAGGTGGGAGCGTTCCCGCGCACGATGTAACCGGCGTTCGTGCGCAGCGGCTGGGCGGCCGGAATGGTCAGGGCCGCATCAAAGTAGACCGCGACGGGGAACTGGCGCGGGTCTTTGTTGGGTTGGCCAATCCAGATATAGCCCTCGTCCAGCGCATCGCCTTTCAGGTCGGCGAAGTAATCGAACGGGTTGATTTGCATCACGATGGACATGGGTGGCACTCCTAGTTCTGGCTTTCGTTGGCGGATTGGAACAGGCCCATCAACCATTCTTCATGGTTCCGCATTTCAGGGGGCTTGCCGGCCTTCTGGAAAAACTCCCGCATCTGCGCCGACTTGGCTAGGTGTTTCACGGTTGCAGCCTTGGGCGCCTCACCGCGCATCGAGGCCTTGGCCATGGAAATAAACGCCGGGTCGGAGATCAGCTTATCGGCGGCCTTCATCACATCGGGCTTGCCCTTCATCAGTGCCGAGGTAATGCCAGCAGCCAGGCCAGCGCCAGGGGCGCCCACCGCGCTTGTGGCGGCCTCCATCGCCGAAACCCCGGCAACCTTCGCCGCAGCCTGGTAAACGCGCTGTAACGCGCTGTCTGGCCCCTGCAACTCTTTGGTAATGGCGTTGAGGCGCCCCGTCATAATCCGTTCCTTGCTGGCCGCAGAAATGCCGCTCGAGATTCGATAGAGATCCTTGAGCATTTGCGGGGCTTCTTTGGGGAAGATTGCCATCAACGCGTTGTAGGCCAGCTTGTTCGGTTGCAGGCCCTCGAACCACTGAGCGACGGTGCGGA